AGATATGAGTGTTCGTGACATTCCATATGATGAACTCACTGAATATCTTATCGCTGACCTAGAAGCTACGCAACAACTGGCAAACAAACTAATGCTACGACTTAATAGTGTAGACGATGCTGGTTTGCGTAGCACAGTTGACCTGACAAATCAGGTGGCTGTATGTTTGGCACGTATCTATCAACGTGGGTTTGCTGTTGACTTGGGTAAGCTAGACGAAGTGCGTCAAGAATTTGAAGAAGAGAAGCGTCAACTTATTGACAGCCTACAAGAACATGTACGTAAGATCATGGGTGACACACCTATTAATCTCAACAGCCCAGAGCAACTGTCTTGGGTTATATATAGCCGTAAGGTTAAGGATAAGAATGTGTGGTCCAACTCTATAGAGCCTTACATGAAGGACTCTCCTTTCAAGGACTTGATACGAACACAAACAGAACGTATATACAAAACCTATGCAGAACAATGTCCTGATTGTTATGGCACTGGATATATTCGTAAGACAAAGAAAGATGGCACACCCTTTGCCAAACCTAACAAGTGTATTACTTGTGCAACAAGTGGCTATTTATACAAACCTACTGACAAGGTGGCTGGCCTAAAGTTTATGCCACCTAATGCTAAGTGGGCTAGTGCCAATGGATTTAGCACAAGCAAGGGCAACCTTGAAATACTAGAGAGGGCAGCGCATGGTAAGGGCATGACAGACGCAGTATCATTTCTGTCTAAGGTTCGTAGACTATCTGCTGTCGATACATATCTCTCATCTTTTGTTGAGGGAATACATACGCATACTAAACAAGATGGCAAGTTGCATGTCAGACTTTTGCAACATAGGACAGCCACAGGTCGCCTATCAGGTGCAGACCCCAACATGCAGAACATGCCACGTGGTGGTACGTTCCCTGTTAAGAAGGTGTTTGTATCTCGTTGGCCTGATGGTAAAGTATTGGAAGCAGACTTTGCCCAATTGAAGAAGTATCTACTGGATTTGATGTACACTCATACACCGCTAAAGTTATTACCGATGCTGGTCAGCCTACGGATCGACAGACAGCGAAGGCTCATACATTCGCGCCGTTATATGGAGCAACGGGCTTTGGCAGAACGCCAGCGGAAGCAGAATACTACACGCACTTTACGGAAAAATATCAAGGCATCGCAGATTGGCATACCCGATTGGCTAAAGAGGCTCTAGAGACAGAGATGATTACAACACCATCTGGGCGTCAGTTTAAGTTTGAAGGGGTAAAGCGTTTAGAAAGTGGGAAGATAACAAACTTTACGCAGATAAAAAACTATCCTGTTCAGTCTTTTGCTACAGCAGATATTGTACCCATAGCTTTGTTGCATATTGATAAACTACTAAAAGGTATGCAATCTTGTGTAGTAAACAGTGTGCATGATAGTATAGTGGTGGATGTACATCCAAGTGAGGAACGACAGGTAATAGACATTATTAAAAAAACTAATGATGATCTTCCTGGTTTAATTACAATGCGTTGGGGGATAGTGTTTAATGTTCCACTAGAACTTGAAGCAAAAATAGGTGAGAATTGGCTTGACACAAAGGACGTAGTGTGATAAAACTACGCTTCTATTTCTCAAGAAAGGAGCAAATATAAATGAGTGAACTCGCAGTAATAGATAATAATAACTATGCAGCTATGGCCCAGATGATGGGCATGGCATACGATGCAGGTGATACAAAAAACAAAAGCACACTTGCTCGTATCAAGGTGCAGAAAAAGGCAATCAAAGGTAAAGCAGAGGTTAATGGCAAGAGTGTCACAGTCGATGTTGTAACTGCTGGTTCCTTTATGATTGAGAAGGATGGTAAGGATGTGTATGCAGAATCAATTAATATGCGCATCCATGTTCAACGATTCATGTATCAGAAGTATGACAACGCAGTAAATAACTATATAAAAACTGTCATGTCACCTGACTTGGAAGTGGACCTGAAGGATAACTATGGCACGTTTAACTGTGGTAAACCCTCTGGCTACATTCAAGACTTTGGTTCTCTGCCTGATGCCATGCAAGAACTTATTCGTTCTATCAAGCGTACCAGAGTTATTTTGGGTACAGTTACCTTTGTAGATGCTACAGATGAAAAGGGTAATACTGTTGAGGTTGTTGACATGCCTTTTGTTTGGGAAGTCGATAACAAAGAAGGGTTCAAGAACTTTGCTGCAGCAACAGCAAAACTTGCCCAGCATCGTAGACTGTCTGTGTATCATAATATAAATGTTACTACAGCAGAACGTGAAGCAGTAGGTAACACTTACTATGTTCCCATCTGTGAAGTCGATCTTGACAATACGTTTGAAGTATTGGAAAAAGATCAAGCCTTGTTCAAAGACTTTATGGCTTGGATTGAAAGTCACAATCGCTGGGTTCTATCTGAGTGGGATCAGAAGCAGATTCAAAAAGCAACGGATGAAGAAAAAGAACTTGCTGAATCTTTTGTTGACATTGATGTTGAAGAGGTAGAATAGTATGAACCATCCAGCCGAACTGGCGTTGCATGTGTACATGGATAACGCAACTAAGGGCAAGTCAACCATGTCGGAAGAAACTGCCCAACAAATTGCAGAAGATGTTCGCCAAGCCGTGCTACGTCAGTTTGGCGAGGAAGGGAAGCGCGACTTCAAATTACGCATGTCTAACATTGGTAGGCCAACCTGCCAGTTATGGTTTGATAAAAACAAACCAGAGACAGCCCTACCTCGCCCAACCACATTCGTAATGAATATGATGCTTGGCGATATTGTTGAGGCAGTATTCAAGGGGTTACTAACAGAAGCAGGAGTTGAGTATGGTGATTCGGAAAATGTATCACTTGATCTTGGGGAACATACAATTAATGGAACATACGATCTTACTATTGATGGTGCTGTTGATGATGTCAAGTCAGCATCTGATTGGTCTTATCGTAACAAGTTTGCATCGTTTGAAACACTCCGTGACGGAGATGCTTTTGGCTATGTCGGACAACTTGTGGGCTATGCTAAAGCTACTGGACTAAAACCAGGTGGTTGGTGGGTAGTTAATAAAACAAATGGTAGTTTCAAGTATGTGCCAGCTACAGGTATAGACGAAGAAAAAGAAATGCTTAACATTATGAAAACAGTTAAGACTGTAGACACAAATGAATTTAAGCGTTGCTTTGAGCCTGTTGAGGAAACATTTAGAGGTAAGGCTACAGGTAATAAAATGCTGTGCAAAGAGTGTTCTTTCTGTGACTATAGAAAAGCATGTTGGCCCAAGCTAAAAGAATTACCAGCAGTAAAGTCACAAGCTAAACAACCTAAGATTGTTTCGTATGTCGAACTAAAAGAGGAGTATGTAAATGGATGAAAAACTTGAACTTGATGCTCTCACAGAAGAGATTAAACTTACTGAACAGAAACTTAGCGACTTGCGTAAGGAATATCGTGAACGCAAAACTGCTGGGGTTCGCGCAGCTATTGAAGCACGTAATGAGGCAGACAAAGTTTTGAAAGAAGAACTAAGGGCTATTGGATATCGTGATCCTGTTGACTTTTGGCGAGGACGTGCTTACTAGTGCATAACGCTAAACGATTTAGGGCGGCACGTAAGTTAGGATTTCGTAGTGGTCTTGAACACAAGGTTTCTGAATACCTAATCAACTTAAAGGTAAAGTTTGAATACGAACCTTTTAAGATAGAGTGGGAAGACCTTGCGTATAGAACCTACACTCCTGACTTCGTGCTGTTCAATGGTATTATAATAGAAACAAAAGGTATGTTTACTGCAGCAGATAGGCGTAAACACCTTGCAATTAAAAGACAACATCCTAACTTAGACATTCGTTTTGTTTTTGAAAATAGCAGAAGGAAACTAAGGAAGGGTGCAAAGTCTAGTTACAGTGAATGGTGCATTAAATATGGATTTCAATATTATGATAGAATTATACCAGAAGATTGGATCAAAGAAAAGGGCAAAAACAGACATCCAAAATTTGTAAAGTTTAAAGGAACAAAAGTAAAAAGGAGCAAACGATGACAGAAGAAAAGATAACAGAAGATGATTTTCTAGTTCGTGTAAGACCTGTTAAAACAGCAACTGGTTCGTATACAGGTGAAGCAAACTTTTCTGTCATTAGCAGTAGAGACAGTGAAGTTCCCCCTGACTTGTATAAAGATATTGACTACATAGTACGATGTATGCTATCTACTATACCCTTGATGGAACAAGACGAAGAGTTTCGTGACTTTGTTAATTACTATGTTAAAAATAATTTTAAATATGAGTTTGACGAAACAGAAAACAAACCTTTGATACAAGATATAGATGGTAATGTTATCACAATTAACTTTAACACAGATACGGAGGGTAGTGCATGAGGCATGAAGCATATATGAAACAAGCAATGGAACAGTCGGATGCTTTAGAACAAGCAGGTAAAGAGGCTTATGGTAATGTGGATATGGTTAATAGTCCTTCGCATTATAATCAGTCTGGCATAGAATGTATTGCGGCAATTCAAGCTGCACTTGGTCCTAACTTTAAATACTACTTACAAGGTAATATTATGAAATATTTGTGGCGATTTGACTATAAAGGTAAGCCACTAGAAGATTTACAAAAAGCACAGTGGTATCTTAATACATTGATTGAAGACGTGGTGGCTAGTGATGAGGGTTAAAGTTTATCTTACACTAGACATTGATACAGAAGAGTATCCAATACCTGCAGATGAAAACGTAGGACAAGACATACAAGATAGTTTAGAAGAATACTTCTACGATGTTGAAGGCGTAGATATAAGAAACATGAAAGCAATTACGGAGTGATACATATGAACAATTATTTACCAACAGACTATCAAAACTTTATCGCCCTATCACGGTACGCCCGATGGAAAGAGGATGAACAACGCCGTGAGACATGGGTTGAAACAGTAGAACGATACTTTAATTACATGGAAGATCATTTAGCAAACGTGTGTAACTATGCTATGCCAGAAGACCTACGTGCAGAATTAGAAGAGGCTGTATTAAATCAAGACATTATGCCTAGCATGAGAGCATTGATGACATCTGGTCCTGCACTGGATCGCTGTCACGTGGGCGCGTACAACTGTTCCTACGTGCCTGTAGACAGCCCTAGAGCCTTTGATGAGACTATGTATATACTTATGTGTGGCACAGGTGTGGGCTTCTCTGTGGAACGTGAGAACGTGGACAAGTTACCTGTCGTAGATGAAGACATGCATGAGACTGATACAGTAATCAAGGTGGGAGATAGTCGTCCCGGCTGGGCAAAATCTTTGCGTGAACTTATCTCTTTGTTATACGTTGGGCAGATACCTAAGTGGGATGTATCAGAGGTACGTCCTGCAGGTGCAAGGCTCAAGACATTTGGTGGTCGTGCCAGTGGACCAGCACCACTAGAAGAACTATTTGAGTTTATCATTGCTAAGTTTAAAGCAGCTACAGGTCGTAGGCTTTGGCCTGTAGAATGTCACGATATCATGTGCAAGATTGGTGAGGTTGTGGTTGTAGGTGGTGTTCGCCGTTCTGCTCTTATCAGCCTGTCTAATCTTGGTGATGACCAGATGGCACATGCCAAGTCCGGTCAATGGTGGGATACAGAACCACAACGTGCGTTAGCTAACAACAGCGTAGCCTACAAGGGTAAACCAGAAATGGGTACATTCATGCGTGAGTGGGTGTCCTTGTATGAATCTAAGTCAGGTGAACGTGGCATATTTAATCGTGAGGCCGCAAAGGTACAAGCAGCTAAAAACGGAAGGCGTGATTGGGGTCAACGATTTGGGTGTAACCCTTGCAGTGAAATTATCTTACGCCCATATCAGTTCTGTAATCTGTCAGAGGTAGTAGCACGTGCAAGTGATACACAGCAGACATTACGTGAAAAGGTAAGACTTGCCACAATCTTGGGTACGTTCCAATCCACACTAACGGACTTCAAATATCTACGTAAGATATGGCAAAAGAACACAGAGGAAGAAAGATTGCTTGGTGTATCTCTTACAGGTATCATGGACAACGACTTGCTTAGTGGTACATCTTCACACCTTGGAAAGAACATTGGTACAACATTGCAATCGTTGCGTGATACAGCAGTAGAAACTAATGCTTCTATGGCTGAACAGCTTGGTATTCCACAGTCAACAGCCATCACGTGTGTTAAGCCTAGTGGCACTGTGTCACAGCTTGTAGACAGTGCTAGTGGCATACATGCGAGGCATAACCCACACTACATTCGTACTGTACGTGGCGATAACAAAGACCCACTCACACAGTTCCTTGTATCAGAGGGTATTCCTAATGAACCAGATGTTATGAAGCCTGAATCTACAACAGTGTTTAGTTTTCCGATGGCATCTCCACGGGGTGCAGTTACACGCACAATACTGTCGGCTATTGAACAGCTAGAGTTATGGCTTACATATCAACGCCATTGGTGTGAACACAAACCATCTGTTACTATCTCTGTCAAGGAACATGAGTGGATGGACGTAGGCGCATGGGTGTATAAATACTTTGATGAGGTATCTGGTATCAGTTTCTTACCGTTTAGTGACCATACATATAAGCAAGCACCGTACCAAGACTGCACTGAAGATCAATACAACTCAATGTTAGAACAAATGCCAAAGCATGTTAATTGGGATATGTTGCAAGAGTTTGAGAAAGAAGATACAACAACTGGTGGACGTGAGTTGGCGTGTACTGCAGATGCTTGTGAGGTAGTGGACTTGAACGCAGCATGATAGAGGGAGTTGATATGCCTACATGGTGGCAGTGGTGGTTGATAGTAGTCATCACTGCCAATACTATAATTAACGCGATTGTATTTTTTATTGGTCGTAAGTTTAAAAAGGGAAAGGACTTGACAAATGAGAGAACAAATGATAGAAGTATTACGTAAACATGCACAGGCTAATGTTGCTTTGCATGTAGCTAACATAGAGTGCTATCTTAGAAACCCTGTAGGTATTGGTGAACATTCTGATATAATGGAAGCTATGCAAGGTGAGTTAGATAAGATTGCTATGCATGAAGATAGATTAGACATACTCAATAATTATTTTAATGAGTAGGCTAATTTGGAAACGGGGCGAGGATTGGGTGCAATATGACCCACCTCGTCATCACCCACAGTATGAAGAATGGATTAAGCACAAGCAGAAACAAGAGGAGAAACAAAATGGCAAAAGAAAAGAAACAGACGGTTAATATTGATGGCACAGACTATGTAGTAGATGAAATGACTGATACGCAAAGGTATATGCTCAATCAAGTTGTAAGTCTAAGAGATAGGATAGCAAAAGCCAGGATGGAACTAGATCAAATACAAGTTGCTAGTTCTGGGTTTGCAAAAATGCTTTCTGATTCTATGAAAGGTAACAATAATGAAACGGCGTAATGGCCTTAGTAAATATGATGCCCCACTAAAAATACAGTATCAATGGGGTCATGATGCTTTTGTAAAGGGTAAAATAAGTAAAAGCGAGAAAGGTAAATTTTTTCTTTGTGATAGTGGCATTGACCATAACACAATGCAACACCGTGAATGGCTACGGGGATATAATGATGCCTATCATGCAAACCTAAAGAAAGTACAACACAATGAACAAGCTAGAGCAAGAGGCTAAAAACTGGATAAAGGAAAAATATATGAATAGTATTACAGCCACAGAGTATCAAGAGAAAGCGTGTAGCACAGCTATCTTTCCAAAGGATAAAGCTACAGAGTATCTTACGCTAGGTCTTACAGGAGAGGCAGGAGAGATTGCCAATAAGGTAAAAAAATTTATAAGAGATGGCGCACCACCAGACGAATATCAAGCAAAGAAGATTGAGATTGCCTACGAGATTGGTGACGTTATGTGGTATTGTGCTGTGCTTGCAGCAGAGATGGGGATGGACTTAGGACATGTTATGGAAAACAATCTGCGAAAGCTGGCTGATAGAAAAGCTAGGGGTACTCTGTCTGGCTCTGGTGACAATCGCTAAGTATACTGTAGGTGGTGCTATATGCCTGTGGTTGTTATACATCTTTGGCATGGCACTGACTAATACTATATGTGATTGTGTCAGAGACTTCCATGGTTGGTGGGAGTTAGAATACTGGATAAAAAAAGAAGGGACTTAACGGTCCCTTTATTTAGTTGCAAAGAAATCATCAGCACCTATGTACTTAGCATACTTTCGTCTTTCCTTTAATTTCTTTGCTATCTTTAATAATAATTCATAATCTTTTGGTTGATCTGAACCAAAGCGTTCTTCATAAAGTTGAATCGCCATGTCCTTAAATCCTGATGGTTGGAACCTATTAAACTCTACCAATTCAAATGGATTAAATCCAAACCTAGCATCTGCTGTTTGTTTAGCATTTTCTTCTACTGCTTCTTTGATGTCAGATTTATAGTTGGTAATTAAATCACGGATAAAAAGTTCTTGTTTAGTATTATCTAAGTTTTTATACAAATCTGTTTGCATACGAGGCACAACATAGTTAGTGATGTACTCACCATATGATGCATCTAGCATCATGTCTGCCTCTGGCACACCTGTACGAGCATTGATTACGCTACGTGGTATTTTTAATCTTGCGATTTCCTCCTCAAAAAAGTTTTTTCTTTCTTGTAAAAGAATACCCATAGTCTGTCTGCTTATAGGAGCAATCCTGCGTAGTTTTTCTGCACGAGTTCCTGACTCATAATACTCTGATTGTTTTATTCCCAACTGTTCTGATAGATACTCTTCAATCTTATAGTTTAGAGGAATACGAGCAAGTGATCTTCTTGCAACTAAGGTTAAAAAGTCATTAGTATCTTTAATTTGCATGTCCGTATCACGAACAATTCTTGCTTCGTCTTCTGCAATAAAAGTATTATACGTATCTTGTAAGCTAGTAAAGGGAATCGTAAAAGTATTAATAATATTTCCAGTAAAGTTTGCCGCAATCTCTGCCGCCTTCTCTGGATTTTGTGCTTCAGTTATATCTTTAAATGCTTGGTCAAGTGCATACACACCAAAGCCAGCACGGAATTGCGTACCTGAAAGTGCCTGAATTGCTTCAGTAGTTATACTCCTGTCTCCAGTCAGTGGTTCACCTGATAGACTTCGTGTTATTAAATCAGCAAAAAACAAGAACGGCGCAGCAGGAAAAAACGGACGAAGATCATACGTCTTACCATCTGCTGTTTTGCCTTCGTACCATCGTTCTCCTGCATATTCACTATTACGGAAAGCCATTGCTCCAGCTAGAAAAGCACTACCTGTCAAACCCTTTGCAAGTTCCTCATAATTATTAGCATCTTTTGCTAGTGCTTGACGAATACCAGAAACTAAATACGCAGGAGAATATTCGTAAGTAAAACGTAAAGCATTTGCAATGAATCTTGGGAACGGCACGAAAGACGTAGTAATGAATGGTAATGAGTGAGCAGCGTTTACGAGTGCTTTAGCTGTAGGATTTGTAGGACTTCGTTGGAATGTAAAATACAAAGATTTACTAATTACTCTATCAGAAACCTCTCTTCCATCAAAGATTACTGTGTCACCTATTTTTACCGTTGAGTCCATAACTTCAGCAAAATTACCGGAACGCATAATACGTTCTAGGTTAAATTGCGATACGTCTTGGTTAGGATTTATTGCTCTAGCCCTAGCTGCTGCTTCGTTTAGTTCTCTTGCTAGTTCCCCAAAAAAAGACGCTTGCTTAAACATATTATCTTGTAGAGTATTAAGTGCGTTTAACTCTCTAGCTAGATGTTGCATCTTAGATGTTTTAGCACCTTTTAATTCACCTGATGCATCTGCAATATCTGTCAGTTGCCTAAACAGTTGTTGATATCTACGAGGATATGCTTGTGCAAGCATCTCACGCAATGCACGTGAACGAGTATGGTTTGTCATACCTACAAGAACAGCAGCTAAGTCAGCATTAGGTGTAGCTTCAAATAGCTTTACCTTGCCCTTACCTTTACCTACTAATCCAAGACCACTAGCTATAGAACGATCAAATACTTTAGATACAGTATCAAAACCTACGCGAGTATAACCCGACACAAGGTTACGAAAAGTTGTTGCGGTTTGAGATGTCATCATCGACAGACGAAGCTGATCAATACCCCTGATTGTTATACCTTCTTTTACCTCACCTGTAGCCTGTAAAACTTTACGTGCATCTCCACTAGCAATTGCATCATCCAACTTTTTAAGTGTTGCTGTAGTTTCTTCTGTCAAACCAAATAGTTTTGCTGAACCCGCATCTGTAATACGGCGTATCAATTTACGTTTAGCCGCGCTTCTTCTACCTAAAATAGCACCTGCTTCACTAGCGTCAGCTTTTTGTAGGTCAGATATTAAAATGTTTACCAGATCATCTGATGACAAATTATATTTATTTAGTGTATCTTTAAATGATTTTAGACCAGCTTCATCAAAGTCTACTTCAGCCACAGCCCTCCCCAAAGCGTCACTAAATCTTTCTTGGGTGGGGTCATACTTTACTTTACCACTCTCTATTATTTCCATACCTGCAGCGATTAATCGTTTATCACGGCTTGGGTCTATGGTAATCATAAACTCATCAGTAACACCTAGCTGTTCACCAATTTCTTTGGCTGTTCTTTTACCCCTTGCTACACCCTCTGGGTCAAGTTTTATTTTAGACGCAACTTTGTCAGTGCCTTCAGACCCCGGTATTCTAAGAGATAGGTCAATTTGTCTTGCAAGTTCAATGTTGCCATCGAATGTTTTTTCTGCAGCCTCAATGGCCTTTTCATTTTTTTCAGCAATAGCTTTTTCTGCATCAGATAAAATATCGTCTGCACTTTTGTTAATGGATTTACTGGATAAACTTTTTAGAAGTCCGGGTATTAATGCAACAGGTGCGCCACTAATCGCAGACATCAGGGCTAATTCTTTTTTGTTAAAATCTTTTCTAACACCTATTTCCATTTCTGTTTTTTGTTGGGCTGTATTCTGTAATGCACCAGCCATTGCCTCTGTAAGCACGGCTGTTTTAACAGGATTAGCTGCAGCAGACTTAGCAAGTTCTGACACAGGAGATGTCAGCTTGCGTTTAATTATTTGTTTTACACCTTCTTTAGCAACTTGTGTTGCAGCAGTTGCCCCAGCTTTTGTAGCGGCAGTTCCAGCACCAAAAGTAAACAAGCCGGGAACAATACCGATATATGTTGATGGGGATTTTGCAATACCCTCTAAGTAATCTAAGAAAGCACCGGGCGCACCACCAGCGTCAAACGCACCGGGCAAAGATTGGAATGTTTGATATAACTTAGTGTAGTCATCCAAGCGTTGTTGTGCTTTTCTATTATTGTCTTTAGTGCCGTCTGCATCTTTAGCGAGGGCAGATACAGTATTAAAATCCATACCTGCTGTAAGTTCATTAACATTAAAAGAACGAAAGTGTTCAATAAATTCACTTATCGCGTCATCCTCTGATATGTCTTCATACCCAAGATGATCTTTTGCAAAACGCACAGCAGTCTCACGAATATCCGAATTTCTTTTTACTGCCTCATAACTTTTTGTAGAGATAACTTCATCTTGTACAATCTCGTCTTCAGATTGCTCTACTGGTTTTTCGGAAGCAAACTTTTTACGAAATGAACCTCCACTACCAAAGCCTCTACCACCAGTTATAATATCTGCGGCTGTTGATGCAACAGAAGTAACCGTGGGACTTATGGATATTCTTTCATCGTCTTTTGGTGAAAATTTTTCTCTAAAAGACATGTCTACTTTTGACCTCGTACGGTGCTTATTATCTTACGTATTTGTGTCATTTCCTCTGTGGAAAGTAAATTGTTATCCATACGTCTTTTTATTTCTGATATGGCAGCATTAGATTTTTTACCGCCAGTTCCCACCGCTGTAGCAAGCTGTAAAGCTGATGCGCCACGCATACTACCAAAGTTAGCTAGTGGTACACGCCTTGCTTTGATAGTTGCATCTATTCTTTTTTGTCTATCTGCATCTGCAGTTTTTCTAACATCAAACTTTTGATCTTGTTCCGCTTGATCGAATTGAGCATCTGGTGGACCGGGGGCTTCTAATCCAGTAGTTAAATCATCTCTTGTTCTAAATTGTTTTTCTGCTGCTTCCTCAACATCAAATTTAGGTTGAGTTTGGTTAGATCGTATATCAGCCTCTGCTTCAGCAGATGTCAGTTCTGGCTGACCCGTTGCTCTGCGAACTGCATTTATTTCTCTTAATTTTTCTGGAGATATAAAACCTCCCTCTGAAGGACGTTGCTTTCTGTGCCTTGTAATAATTTTTGTAACACTTCCCATAATGCCGGGAATATCTACACTTCTATCCCCTTTATAAAAGCGTTCTTTAACAATAGGTGCGATAGCCTCTACTGTAAAATCTGGATTTGACTTTTCTAAATCCCTTATTACAGAAACAATTTGTCCATCCAAAGAGTCGGCAGGATAACTATCCAATGCTTCATTATCAAACCCAGAATATGCTGCTGCATAATCTTTTATTTGACTTTTAAATTGTGACGCAATTGTTGGCCCATATGCAAATTCAAGTTCTCCCATTATTAATTTTTCTATACTTGCAGATGAAAGCATAGAAGCACCCTCTTCATCATGTATGTCAGAAAAGAAATTCATTATGTTATTAGGATCAGGCGTTTCTTTACCATACGTGTTTTGCATATTAGAGGCTTGTGCTTTTTCTTCGTCATTTAAATCAGTTCTATTTAAAATGCTTTCTGGTATAGTTTGCACAACGGGACCAGATAATTCTTGCCCTGCAGGATCATCTGTAACTTGTGCTTCTGTGATTGGAGTTGTGACATCATCTGTTCGCGTCAAGGCGGTAATGTCTGATGTAGTAAATCCTTGAGTGAGCATAGCATGTGCCACCGCCATGTCAGCATCTCTAGGCATAGATTTCTTCAAGTCATTGACTACTTTTATAGTAGCTTTATCTCTAAAGGCTGCAATTTCTAGCTTAGTATTTGGGTCTATGCCATCAGGTATGTCTATGCTTCCATCCATATTTATTGTAACACCTGCTTCTGCAAACTTAGGATTATTTCTAATCTCTCTGTTTACAATAGCTGTTACGCTATTCATGGCAGCGTTTACACCAGATGCTGTCGCATCAGGCATACCTGCAATGGTTTCTTTGGTATCTTTTATTGTTTTGTTTAGTGTTGCTAGTGCTTGAATTTCATTTGTTACATCTTTACCCTCTGCTTGATCTGCAAACAGTTGTTCCGTTCTAGCAGTTACAATATCTGCAAGAGACAATGCACCCATCTTTTGAAGTTCTCTACGAATTTCATTAGCTTTAGTAGTATTACCTCGCACTATAGCTTGAGACAATTCATACTCTTTAATCTTGACAGGATCGCCAGTAGATAGTATTTCAACTTCTCTTTGCTCTCTGTTTAGTTGTTGTAATTGTAACATCATAGACGTGCGTTTAGTGTCATCACTCTCCATATTAATTTTGAAAGTCAAATCTTCAATTCTACCAGGCAAGCCCATACGATTACCCAATTCAGTAAGTCGAGATCGGTAAAAATCCATTCTTTCTGTTGGAGTATCTGGGTCACGCATTTGGTTACGAATATAATCGCGTTCCTGATCTGGGTCCATGCGATCTAGTTTAAATGCTTCTGACTTAAACTTAAACCCTTCAGGTAATTGAATATCCGTTTTTTGTGGACGTGCTAAGCCCATAGATGCAAGTTGTGCTTGTGTTCTTTCTTTTACACGTTCTGCTACGTTAACGCCAAACAGTCGTCCAAATCCACCACCCTTCATATCAGGTGCAGCAACATCTACAAATGGTTGCTTCCTATCTAGCACATAGTTTGTAGATATATTTGCTAGATTAACTCCGGGTAAATCCATTGCGTTGTCAAAGTATTTTGTAAAATCATAAGACTCACGTTCATTAACTTTTTGGTCTTGTAAAGATGCAACAACAGATTTAAAAGCAGACAGAGAACCTACATCTTTTAGCAGAGCAGCTGCACGTGCCGCAGACTTAGGATCGTCAACGCCACCTAACACAGCTTGTGCTGTGCGTAGTTCCGTTAAAACTTCATCTGCTTCTTCTTGTGTTTCTTCAATGGCTTTTTGTTCACGGTCAAGTGTAGTTTTAGAAAACTCATCTATGTTATCACGAACACGTTCAAAGCCACTTTGAGCAGCCGTGTCTAACCCTGTAGCAATACCTGTTATAACACCTTTACCAAATGCACCTAATCTAAAAACCATTAGCTACGCCCCATTAAACCCTTACGAACATCCTTACTTACTTCTTCAACCTCTGTTGTTTCTATTTCATTTTCTGATTCAACAACAGGTTCTTCTTGATTATTTGTTTCTTCTTCAAGTCTTACTAAGGCAGACTCAATAAGTGTACTTCTTAGTTTTTTATCTTTTTCTAATCCGCTAGTATATTTTACGCCTTGTTCCTCTGCAATATACATAATTAATTCCATGATTACTGGCATGACTAACATACCTACATCAATGCTGTGCTTTCCTTCCATAACACTACCAAGCTGGATAGTGTTCGCAAGGGTAGTTACAGGGACGCCCATCTGCAGAACGTCTAAAAGTTGGCGAACAACTTCTTCATCAGAAAATCTAGGAATATAAAAGTCTAAAGCCTCTTCAACAGTTGTATATTGTGCAGGTTGTTGCCAAGGTCTTGCACCTAATTCGTGCGTCATGCCCTCACCCGGAATAGGCCCATCAAAGACAGGATTTTCATTAATCATTATTTTTTAACTCCTGTCGTTTTTTTCTAAGCATTGTAACATAACTTGCTACTCTTGTCAACGGTGTGTCAACAGTATCTTCTGATTTCATATTTTTTGTAGAGGTTAGCAGTCCAGATTTTTTAGGTCTAGGTTTTTCTTCTACATTAATAGATTCTATGAAACGCTGTGTGTTAAAATAAACACCTTTACTTGGATTTGTATCTGCCATTTTTATAATCCTATTAACCGAACAAATTGCCTAAACCAAATTCAATTGCCGCACCACCTAGTGTACCCATCAATCCACCAATAGCTTGACCTGCAGCAGAACTACTAGCTAATTCTTGCGCACGGGTCGTAGCATCAGCACTCAACTGTGCAATAGCCATGCTGTTAAGACGATCTAATTCGTTTTCCGCACTCTTCCATGCAAACTCCATAGTGTCAGAATAGTATGTCCATAAGTTATCATATGCTTGTTTAGAAATACCCAATACAGCAGTGGCGTTAAGTTCGTTAGCGCGATTGATAGCCGCTGTATTAGCTGTGGCGATCTCTCTGCGCCACTGTGCATTGTTCTGTGCAATCACAAGCTGGTTCTGTGCGTTGAACTGGTCACGCTGATTGTTTAGTTCTGCATTAAATCTTTCTACAGTGTTACGCTGACCAGCATTAAATTGTGCTTGTGCATTAGATTGTGACGCATTAAATTGAGATACTTGTGTGTTTAGATTTGCAAAAAATTGTTTAGTTTGGTTTTCTGACGTAGCGTTAAATTGACTAGCTGCATTTTCTGCGGCTTGATCGGTAAAGATACTTTGAATACGTTGTTGTGATTTAAATATCTCTGTCTGTTGTCTATTAGACAGGTTAGCCATATCCATATTAAGAAACGCTTGGGCATTTTGTACTGCAGCTTGTTGACGATTGTTTAAGTTAGATGCGTCCATCTGTGCCAAAGCAGATGCCTCTGCCATAACCATAGCCTGTGAATTAGTCAGGTTTTGCAGGTTCATCGTATTTGTAAGACGACTATTCTCAAGCTGTACTTGTTGCTCTGCAGTAAAGTTCATGTTAGCTACATCACTAATCTTTGCAGCATTTTGTACACGTGCTTGGAACGCTTGGTCAAACTCCATTCCCATAAATGTGGCACGTTGCTGTGCCGCCAGCATTGCACGTTGCTGACGATTAGATAAGTTCTGTGCTTCAAACTGTGCTGTAACTGATGCATCAGCTTGTGCAATAGGCAGTGCCGACTCCATAGCGGCTTGCACTAAAGCCTGACCTGCTATAGATGATGCACCAAGCCCTCTTTCAGCCATCCTAGCTTGCACCCCACGCAATGCACCTGCAGCCCATGCAGGAGGATTAGATGCGTCAAAGTTGGCAGTGAGAGAGGCAAGCTGTCCTTGTACGGTAGCTTGTTGTGAAGGGGTCGCTGTTGCAGATTGTATTTGTTCAGTAAATTTAGCGGCTGTCTCTGCATTTGCTGCACCGCTAATCAACTCACCGTCTTGAATTTCACGTTGCACAGGATTGTCAATAAGTGTGGCATTACCTTGTGCGGCAGTTACGTTGCCTACAGATGATGCTGTTTGTTGCGCGGCGATTACTTCAGCACGTGGGTCTACTACACCTTGTGCAGCTTGTGTTGCATCTAATGCAGAGGCAATGGCAGGAGCCGCAGTGGTTGCTTGCACCTGTGCCGCATCTGACTCAACAACAGGTGTAGCTTGAGAAACAGTCGCCATAGATGTAGGCACAGCCATTTGACCTACGACTTGTCCCATACTAGGTTGAATAATTTGAGTTGGTGTGGCAACAGTTCCTACAGGGGCAACAGCACCACCTGTCGGCAGACCCGGAGTAAAGGCTTGTTGCGCCATTACGTCACCAATTTTTTGTCCTTCAGTTACGCCTGTCATTGTTGGTACGGCTTGCTGTGGGAGTTGTGTTTGTTGTTGTGCTAGTGGGCTACCTACGGGTACAGCCATACGAGTATTACCTGCGTTTGTCATTGGTGTGTTGCTGTAGTCAGGTGTGGGTGCTGGTTGGTCAAAATATCCCTGTGGAACAGTTACACGTGTGCCATCAGGTTTAAATGCGTACTCACCACCAGTTTGAGGCATTACTGTTGACCTAATGGCTGTAGGCGTAGGGTCATTTTGAAGAAGTGTTTCTCCAGATGTCGGAGTATAAAAAGATGGACTTTGAGACAATATACCACCTGTTTGCATTCTTACAACACCACCACGTGCCATCTGCATGGCAGCATCTTCAAACATTTTCATACGTGCTTGACGTGCTGGGTCTTGTTCAATAAAATCTTGGAACTGGCCCATGTCACCAGTGTAGCCCATAGCTTGTGCAATCTTGTTCATCGCTGTAGGTTTAAATGCTCTAAAGACTGCCATTATAATATTCCTGCTACTACAGTTACAACCATTCCCATAACCGCTACAGTAGATACCATTACCATAGCTTCTAAACGCCACATGCGTTTGTCAAGCCCGTCTAACTTATCGTTCATCATCTGATACCTGATAGCGCACTCTTTCTCGTGTGCATCAAGTTCCATTTGAACTTTAAGTTCTGGCTCTAGTGTCTGGGAAAGTTTCATATGTCAATACCTAATTTGTTGTATCTAATTATATCATACTTTTACTAAAAAAGCAAGTGTTTTATAGTTCGTCAGGCCAAGTGTTGATTGGTGCTGGCCCTGTGAGTTTACCGTTACTGTCAACAGGCGCATCGTAGAGAGCCATAAATGCAGCAAAGTCAGCGGCGTTAGTTATCTTAGTTTCTATCGCCGCACACGCCGTGCGAACAGCGGTTCTATACGTAGTAATTGTGGAGGGTATTGCTACATCCGTTTCTGCCTTGCGCACCACGTACCAGTCATAAGGAGCAAGTTTTCCTGCTGCTTGTCGTTTTGCTAACGCAATAGCGTTGGTTTTCAGGCCCAGCGTTACAATTTGATTACCATCTAAATCTAGTTTTGCCGCACCAGCAGATGTACCACTTGGTGCAACCCCCGCATCAATTTCTTCTTGTGTCCAAGTATGATTTACATCAGTAAGTGATCTTTCAATTAAATTACCTTTATCATCTCTACCCCAATAAAATCGAGCATCGTGCGGAGCAACAACATCATCAACCCACGTTAGCCCTGCTGTTTTTTTGTCACTGTCTGACCAAATCATCCAGTTGCTGGGATGCGTGATCCCATCGCTGGTCTGCCAACTTTTCCCAGCATTGATTGTTTTGTTGTTATATTTCCACGCCATCATTTACTCCTATCGTGCGTTGGCAAATTTGAAGGGCTGCTCTGCGATTGCTATGTATAAATAACTACCACCATCAATGTTAAAACCACCATTGGTGCTGCGTAGTTTGAAACCGTTTGACAACAAATCCATCGAAGATGAATCGTCTGAAGTTGTTTCAGCGTTTGTGCTGTTAGGCCAGATTTGGGTATGAGCAACATTGTGGTCGTCACGCTTATTGTCAATCAACCGCCACTCATTCGCTGAATCAAATCGCTTGCAAATTACGAAGGCGGGTCGGAATCCAGTTATAATTACAGGCCCATCAGCATTGCCATTGCCTTTATAACTACCTATTTTTTGATAGCCTTCTATGTCTGCAAAACAGTACGCAATGTAGGTGTCACTAGCACTTTGATTAACACGATTATCTGTTGAAATGCTAAACACAGTAGATGTTGGAGAAGTATTATTAAAAAATCCAGAACCAGAAGTACCAAATCCATTACTGTTAAGATGCAATGCTTTAGCATTTCCTATGTCTTCATGGTAAACTGACCAATCAGTGCTGTTTAAAGTACGACATTTAATTATAATTAATTGTGGTACAACACCAAGCCCATGACCGACAGTTCCATTCGAGCCAGTGCCAGTATATCCTACAACACTAAACCCAGATTCCTGACTTACAGACACAGATGATGTAATGCTTCCATCCGAATTACTAGATGCAGAACCTCCGGCTAACCAATTCCATGAAACATAATTATGAGAACTTTCATTATTTAAGTTGTTATTTCCAGAAACATTGTAGCCGCTACTACTAAATGTTATATTAGCAAAGTCTCCTTCAGCGTTAGCATTTGTAGTTTGCAAATCTGCCGCTGAATCACCTCGCACACTGTCTACTATATAACCGCCACTAGCATCTGTTCTTTGTCGGACAAATGCAAGATCAGGTTGAAAACCAACATCAATGTCTTGATTAGTACCATTTCCTGTAAATAAAACTGTGTTAAAATACTCCGCTGGCGACTCTCCCTCCTCTGGATCAATCCCCGGAGAAGGCAGATTAGCTGTACAAAGTGCGAGTCCACCAGACGGTACAGCATACTTGAACAAACCTCTACCGTTGGAATCCGTTTCCGAACCTCGACCCTTTTGTCCTCGAAACGCACCACCATCCTGACCAAAATTTGCAATTCCATTAGCGTCTGAACCGCCCCCGGCTGAAGCGTTGGTGAAAGCAACTTGCCCCGGACTGTCTGTGCTATCTGTTAAAAAATCATTACCCATTTCTCTATAAGACGATGGATTTGATTGGTTCCAATTTCCAGAACCATCGCCCCAGCTTCCGTTTTTTCCAAATGCCACACGAGGTGGGTCATTAT